ACCGTTAGCGAGCCCGCGACGATATTCGCGTCGGTGAACAGTTGCGAGCGCACGGGCTGCACCCCGTCGTGGATCAGCGACATTCTCGACGCGACGGGCAGCGGCGCCGCGTTGACCGTCTGCAGCGAGAGGGTCAGCGCCTCCCACACCGTCGAGGGCTGGTCGAATACGCCGTTGAACCCCGAGGCGCTCGCCCACATGCTGCGCGAGTTGGCGAGCTCCACGAGATCGAGCTCGTCGGCGGTGCGCGGGCGATTTCCCCCGTAGGGCGCGAGCACGATGTCGGCGAAGATATCCGCGGGGTTGCTCGTCGCAGCGGTAGCCTGCGCGGGGTCGCCGAGCGGCGACAGACGGCGTGTCACGCGAAAGCGCATCGAGGCGGCGGCGTCCTCCGCGACCCCGTTGCTTGCCTTGAGCACGACTGAGATCAGGGTGACGTTGCCGTAGACCGCCTGGCTTTGCGGCGGCGGGTCGAGCTGGAATTTCAGGCCCGCCCAGATACAGCGGGTACAGAAGTTGAGGTTGTTTGGGTTGCCGTTGGTAAGCTGCGCGATCTTCACGCGGTAGCGGCCCGAGGCCACCGCCTGCGTGATCGTCATGCGCTGCGGCGTGGTCTGCGCGCGTGGGCCGAGTGTCACGTTCGCGCTCGATCCGCCCGCGATCACCGCACCCGCGTCGTTGATCTTCTCCCACACGATTTGCAGAATGATGGATCCAGTCGCAATGTTGCCCTGCGAGGTGCCATACAGGCCCCCCGGGAAGACGAAATCGAGCTCGATCGAGGTTCCGGTCTGGCCCGGCTTGCAGCACTCGAAGGGGCCGACCCATTTGCTCGCCGCGGCGCTCGAGAAGGTGGGCGCGGGCAGCAGCGCGCTGGCGGGCAGCACCTGCGCGGGCGTGTAGGCGGTGGCGGTGTAGCGGCCCAGGGTGTAGGTCGGGTTCGAGAGGTTGCCGTCGAAGGCGATCGTGCAGTCGACGTAAGCGCCGATCGAGGGCGCCGCGGGCAGCAGCGCGAGCTTGTCCGTGGGGGTGGACTTCGTGTACAGCGCCAGCCCTGAAGGCGACGAGGCCGTCGTCATGTTCGATAGCGCCCAGTAAAACGTCGGCGGGATCCACAAGCCCCCCTCGAGCTGCCCGAGGAGCTCTTGCGTGCCGACCGCGGGCGAGGTGAACACGTTCTCGCGCACCCCGGTCTGCCCCTGGATCGTGCCGAAGCGCTGCCCGTGCTCGGTGGGCTTGAAGGCGCGCCACTGCACCACGTCGGGCGGGATCGGGGCGCCCGAGGTATCGGCGAAGACGATTTCGGTGACGTCGATTTCGCCCAGGCCCACGCACAGCACGGCGTGCATCCACTGATCGTTGTTGGAATCGAAGAACGTGTACGGCTGCGCGGCGAAGTCCGGCAGCGAGAGCACCGTGCCGTAGACCACCGGGATCGGTTGCCCCAGCCTCGCGGCGTTCTTCGGCGGCGCGAGCCCGTAGACCTGGCTCGGGTTGGGCAACGTGCCGGCCTTCGGCCGCTTCGGGGTGAACAGCGTATTCAGCGCGTAGCCGATGATGTAGGCGACGATCGCCTGGGCGACGAGCTGCCCGATGTTCGCGGCGCCCGGCGCGAAGGTCACGAGCACCTCGTCGCGTTCGGCCACACGGTAGCTCGGGTCGTCGAGCGGCTGCGCGTTGACGTATACGCGGCGCTGCAGGTGCCCGCCGTTCGGTTCGACCTGGTCGAGCCAGGCGAGCAGCGCGACGCCTGCGGGCGCCTGCAGCAGATGGCGTCGGCTCACGTCGAGCGGGTTGGTCAGGACGAGGACGGCCGCCATTGGTAGAACTCCAGCTCGCCGAATTCCGCGAGCCAGTGCCCGAGCGTCCAGGCCACGACCCCGGGGCCGCGCACGGCGTGCACGATGCGCCCGGCGAATTGCACCCCGGCGTGCGACTTTGCAGGGGCATAGGCAATCGCGCCGTGCGAGGCGCTCGTCTCGACCCAGCCCGAGGGCCGCGCCTCGTGGAAGAGCTCGCGCGCATGCTCGGGCGTGAGGATGCGCGTGGCGAAGTCCGGCGGGGTGGGCAGGCCGAGGCGGCGCCTGACCTCGAGCACCGCGCCCCAGCAATCGAAGGCATCGGGCCCGCGCGCGCCGAACCGGTACGGCCGGCCGATCAGGTCGTTCAGGTCAGGAAAGGCATGGCGCGTCATCGATCGAGCCCCGGGAACAACGCAACGTCATACCACACGCCGGGAAATCTTCGGTTGAGCACGTCGGAGCGCCCCGCAATGCCCGAGACCGCCTCCTCGGTGATCTGGATCGACGTGAAGGCCAGGCGCAGCGGCGCGGACTGCGGCAGTTGCGTCGAGCCCAGCGTCGAGAGGAACTCGCGATAGACCGCCGTGATCAGCAGCGTCGGGTAATGGTGCGCGCGCTGGATCTCATCGGCGATGGTCTGGTCGGCATTGGTGAGCGTGACCTGCAGGTCCTGCTGTCCCGCGCCGTCGACGGTGGGCAGGACCACCGCGAAGGGGAAGGGCTGGAAGGTGACGATCGGATTGCCCGTGGTCTCCAACGTCGCGGAGAACGCGGCCGGCGCGCTCGTGAGGTACCACGTCTGCGTGAAGTACGGATGCGAGAGCTCAAGCGTGGGCCAGATGTCGGTGCCTGCGGGCGCGCTTGCGTAAGCCGTGCGCAGTGCGGTCGTGCTGCCGAGGCTGGGCATGCTGGGCTCCCTCTGTGACTTCAGTACGGCGCCCCGGCGCCGCGGTTCAGGCCCCAGGCGGCCTCGGCCGCGCGCGCGAGATCGTTGCCTCCGCGGCGGAAGTCCGCGGCCATCGAGCGCTTGGTCGCCTCGATCACGACCTGCAGGTCGCCTGAGCGCCCGCGGCTCGCGCGCACGTTCGCGTCGGTGTGGTTGTGGATCGCGACGTTCAGCGCGGGCAGCGAGGCCGCGGCCACGCCGAGCGCGCCCGAGCCCGTGCGCTGTAGCGGCAGCACCGCCTCGGGGCCGGCTTCGCCCATCAGCGCCATGGGCACCCGCACGGGCGAGCCGATGATGCCGCCGGAGGCGAGGGGTACCGTGCGGCCGGATGAAAACGCGAGGCCGAGCGCGCCGGTCTGGTCGCCGCCTTCCGTCGAGAAGCCACCACCCCCGCCGCCGCGGCCGGTCGATCCGCCCCAGATCGCGAGCAGCATGTCGACGATGTACTTTCTCGCGTAGATTTTCAACAGGTCGGCGAGGATCGATCGCACCATCGCACTGAAGGCAGTGGCTACCGACACGGTGCCCGAGCTCACGCTCTCGAGGAATCGGCCCCAGGCCTGGTCCATGGCGTCCGCCATCTTCGTCCACTCCTCCGAGACCACGGGCGCCGCATGCTGCAGCAGCAGCATGTTCGCCAGCAGCTGGCCGGCCCACTTCTTCTGCTCCTCGGTGCCGGTCTGCGTGAGCTCGATCAACGCCTGCTGGCGCGCGTTCTGTTCGTCCTGATTCCTGATGTACGCCTTGAACTCGGCGTCCACATCGCCGTAGGCCTTACCCACGGCCAGCGTCGCCTCGGCCTGGTCCTCGAAACTCTTGTTCGTCTGGTCGAGGGCGGGCTTCAGGATCTTCTGGATATCCGCCTGCTTGCCGGCCTCGTCGTTGAGCTCCTTCTGGAGCTTGATGGACTTCTCGTAGAAGTCGTGCCCCGACTCTGCGTCGCGCCTTTCACGCTCTGCCGCGGCGGCCGCGTTGGCCTGCGCGTTGGCCTGATCTTGCAGCGCCTTGGCGAGCTTGTTGGCCTCCTCGGCGGCGTCGGCCGTTTCCTTCGCGGACTTGGCTTGCGCGGCGCCATGCCCCGTTGCGGCGAGCGTGGCCTCGGCGATGTTGTTGGCGAGCTTTTCCAGCGCATCGGCCCCGGCCTTGTCCGCGTCCTCCCATCCTTTTTTGAATTCGGCGATCGCGGTGGACATGTCCTTTTTCGAGAACGCGAACCGCAGTCCGATCGCGAGTTTCTCGAAGGCCGTGCCCGCGAGGATCGCCAGGCCGGCGACGCCGGCCAGCTCTTTGCTGACCGTCGCGCCCCAGGTTGCGATGCCGTGCTCGGTGCCTGCCAGGTCGTTCAGCGTCTTCACGAACCCAGTGAGCGTCGGCAAGATCGGGGCAATGAATTGCTGGCCGGCGACTTTCGAGCGAAAGCCCAGCGTTTGCATTTCATCGCCGAACTTTTCGGCCGCCTTGATCGTGTCGTCCGAGAGCACGAGCCCGAGTTTTTTTGCCTCGACGGCCATCTCCGACAAGCCCTCGGCGCCCTTGTTGAGCATCGGAATCAACATGGGGCCGGCTTCCTTGCCGAGCAGCTCGATGGCGAGTGCCGTTTTCTGCGCCCCGTCGGGAATCTTCGAGAACTCTTCGCTGATCTTGGCGAGCGCCTTTTGGGCGTTATCGCCCGCGTTCACGCCGAGCGCGCGCAGCGCCTGACCGGCCTTGCTGGAGATGTCTCCGACCTCCTGCAGATTGACAGAGAGCTTCTGCAGCGCCTTGTCCATATCCTGTGTCGAGGCACCGGTAGACAACGCTGCATAGCGCAATTGCTGCAGCCCCTGCGCCTCGACGCCCACCCGCTGCGCCGCCTTGCCGATCTCGTCCATCGCCTCGGCGGTCTCGAGAAACTGCGAGGCGAGCTCGTGCACGCCTAGGCCGACGCCGAAGAATTCGGCCATTTTCTTGAAGCTTTCGATCGACTCCTCGACGGTCTCGTTGAGCTCCTTCGTCGACTTCGCAATATTGGTCAGTTGTGCGACGGCCCTCGAGCCATCGACGGCAACCTCGATGATGCGGCGAATGCCTTGCGTGTCGGCCATGTGACGGTGCCTTTCCTTACCGCGTGCGTACGCGCGGAGAAATCACGATCATCCCGGTGCCGCTCGTGCGCGTCATGATCTCGCCAGGCACCTCATGGATGCGCGAGAACCGTACGCGCACGTTGAACAAGGCGAACGCGGATCGCGCGCGCACGGTCTGCGCGGCCCAGTAGAGAAAGCCTCGATTCTGCTTGGACTTCGCCAAACGCTCGGCGCGCTTGGAGACCTTGCCGCTGCGAGGCGCGACGTTCGCGCGCCCGCTGCGCGCCACCGAGCGGTTGACCAGCGTCGCATAGGGCACCTGCAGCGGCATCAGCACGAGCCGATCCCCGAGGCCGAACGTGCCGAGATCCTGCCCTGCGGTGACGCGGCGCGCGGCGCCGCCCTTAGGCAGATAGATCCAGCCCCAGTTCCCGGAGACATCCTGCAGGCGGCCTGTGTGCGAGGTGGTCGAGCGCGAGATCGCAGAGGCGAGTGCGGCCTCAACCTCGCGCATCGCAGCGGCCGCGAGCTGCGTGCCGAACAGAGTGCGGGTTTTCTTCTGCACGTCATCGATCGGGCGCGCGCTCTGCCCGTCGACCTCGAGCACCTGGGGTGGGTTGCCGAGCGCCTTCTGCTCCGCGATGTTCTCCTTCGTGATGAGTGCAACAAAGGAGCGGATATCCGACAGGGTCTGGTAGGCGAGCTCGGCGAAGATTTTCTCGTTCGCGAAGCGCTCGCCGCCGAGCTTGACCGTGCGCGTCGGCGCGACGCGCAGGGGAATCGCTCGATCGAGGGCAACGGACATGGTGCAGCGACGCTCCCCTCGTCAATCGGCCACGATGTCGTACGCGACCCACTGCCCTTGCACGCGCCAGGCGTGGAAATTCGGCTCGTAGAGGTCGTTCTCGTTCTGCAGTTTCCAGCCGGGCACCTGCGCAACCATCGCCGAGCGCACCTGCGCCGAGACGCCGCGCGCGGTCTCGTAGTCGCGGCCCCACGTATCGACCACGAGGATGCATTCGCCGAGGTAGACCGCAGGCGTGCACATGTCGTCGAAGGTCGCAGGCGAATAGTTCAGTCGCTGCACCGCGACGATCGGAAGCGTGGGCGGCATGCTCGAGCTCTCGAAGGGTGCATACCCCCAATGCACCTCGACGGGCTGCAGCGCCGCGGCGAGCGTGGCGACCACCTCGCGCTCGGGCATCGTGTCATCGGCGGCCATGGTGGAACATCCCTTTGAGCGTCTCGCGCGAGAGCGCCTCGAGCGGCACCGCGCCGTCGTCGTTGGCCGCGGGCGAGGCCGCGCGCGCGCGTTGCGCCTCCTCGTGGAAGAACGCGAACCAGCCGTTGACCTCGCGCGCGGAGAGTTGCTCGAGCTCGGCCATCGATTTCCCCAGGCGCGCGCCGAGAGCGAACATCATTCGCCGCTCGGCGCGCTCGCTTCCCCCGGCGCGTCGTCCTCCTCGGCGGATTCGGGCTCGCCGATCACCCGGCCGTAGCCGTGCAGCACCATGCAGCGCTTGGTCGCCGCGTTGACGGCTTCGGTGTAGCGGCCCGGCAGTTCGTCGAGCGCTGCGAGCCCGATCGGCTCGCCGTCGACCCACAGGCACCGCGCGAGCAGCATGTCGGCCCAGCGCGCGCTCTGGTTGTTCTCCGCGGCCTCGAGAATCGTGCGCTTGACGGCGCCGACCGAGATCTCGTGCAGCTCGACGCGCGCGCCGAGCGAGGCCAGCGCCGGCACGGGCTCGATCATGAGCGAGAACGTTTGGGGTTCCATCGCTTTGCCCTTTCAGTGAATCGCTTTAAGCGCTCCCCTAGAGCGCCCAGGAGTAGGTCGGGACCTCCGTGAAGACGCCCGCGCCGGAAAACTGCAGCCCTTGCGCATTCGCCGCCGTGATCGTGATCTCGCCGATCTGGGCCGGGCCGAAGACATAGCCGCCCTTCGGCCCGTAGTCGATCAGGCACTGCACCACGGGCTTCGGGTCGGTGACGCTCGCGCGCCAGAGGTTGCGATAGCCCTCCGAATCCTGGTCGCTCCAGCCCTGGAACGTGAAGGTCGGGGGCTTGGCCGAGCCGAGCTCGGTCGTGTTGGAGCACATGTCGTCCATCACGATCGAGTCGGGTGCCTGGCCGGTGAGCGTGATCGTCGCCATGCAGGCGGTGAGAAGGCCGACGGTCGAGCTCGAGTCGATCGTGTAGGGGATGTAGGTGCCCGAGCTGGGCGCCACCGCGCCGATCGAGGGGCCGTGCGCGTCGGCGAGCTGGAACGTCGTCGCGGTCACGTTGGACACGCGAAAGGCGTTGCCGTCGAGGTAGGCACTGCCCGTGTCGTTGAGCACGACGAAATCGCCGTCGACCAGCGCGCCCGCCGCGATCGTCGTCGTCACGGTGACGGGGTCGACAATCGTGATGCCGGTGACGGCCACGCCGCTCGGCGTCGGGTCGCCCACATCGGACAGGTACAGGTGCGCATCGGACTTGATCTTGGACATGATCGGGCCTCCGCCTTCGTTTCAGGGTTGCGATGTGCCGCTGGCGGCGGCGAACGTGAGGGAGTCGCGTGTGTGCGACGGGAGCGCCGCGACGAAATCGAAGGTGCGGGCCTGGTCGCCCTCGACTTCGACGCCGCGCCAGTTGGCCTCGGGCGTGTAGGCCGGATCGTTGCGGATCGTGATGCGCCACGTCACGCCCGCGAGCTCGCGATCGGCGCCGAGGAACTCGCGGGCGCTGACCGAATCGATCGCCGCGGGCACCGTGGCCACGGCCACCCAGCTCGAGACGGTGGGCGAGCCGAAGCTGTCCTTGGCGACCACGGGCCGTTCCAGCCGCAGGAAGTGGCGAAGCGCTCCGGCTTTCATACGTCGGGCCTCCACAGCGCGACCGAGTCGGCCTCGGCGATGTCCAGGGGCGCCTCGCGGTTTTCGTACAGCGCCGCGCAGCGGCGCAGCACTGCCCGGCGCACTGAAGGCACCAGGTCGTCCACCGCGAGCACGCCGCACTCGAAGGAGAAGGTGACGGGGGCGCCCGGCGCCGCAGGCATCGGGCCTGAGAGCACCGCCGCGGCAACGCCGCCGACTTCAGTCTGCGTGACCGAGTAGCTCGAGCTCACGTCGTTCGCGTTGGCATCGGTGGCCATGAACGAGCGCACGTTGTTGAACGGCAGCGTCAGGAAGAACGCATCGGCGCTGTTCCACGTGAAGCCGACCGGAGGCCGCCACCACGGGCACCAGACCCACACGTCCCAGGCGCCCGAGATCGTGCGATCGAAGAACGTGGCGTTCGCCGCGCGCTCCACGTCATCGAGCGCCTGGGCGCAGAGCTCGGTGATGTACACGTCGTCCGCGGTCGCGGTCACGCGCGATTGCGATTTCGCCAGCGGCAGCAGCGCCTCGGGCAGCGTCGTGCGGTCGATGCGGTCGACGTTCCAGCTCATGAGCCGCCCCCCTCGTGCTCGGCGGCGAGCTCCTCGCGCACGCGCGCGACGATCACCTCGGCCATCGCCTCGAGCAGCGGCTCGAGCGAGCAGCGCTCCAGGCGCAGCGGCTGCGTGCCCTCGCGCCAGGTCGTGACGAGATCCGTCCCGTTGAGCTCGACCGCTTCGAGCTGCGCCGCATCGCGCCCCGGCGCACCGGGGGCGCCGGGCTCGCCATCGCGCCCCGGCGCCCCATCGCGCCCGGCGCGCCCGCGCGCCGCGACGAGCACGAGCGGCTCGTCCGGGCCGGGGCAAAGGAACAGCCCGTAATCCTTGACGACCAGGTCACCGGCCGCGTACTGCGTGGCCTCGTCCCAGGTGCCCGCGAAGCGGAAGCCGAAGGAACCCACTCGGGCCCAGTCCGCGGCGACCGGGCTCGGTGCCTCGACCGTGTCACGCTGTGCGCGCCAGAGCTGACCGAGGCCCGCCTGCACGAGCGCGCCCTCGCGATAGACCGCGCGCGCGACGTAGCGCGGCGCCTCGAGGCCGAGCCCGTCGCGACCGTCGAGGCCGCGCTCGCCGCGCTCGCCGGCCGGCCCGGGTGGTCCTGCCTCGCCAGGCGCCCCTTCGGGGCCCGGCTCGCCGGGCTCGCCCCGCGTGCCGGGCATGCCGGGCGCCCCCTCGAGGCCGCGCTCGCCGCGCTCGCCTGCAGGCCCGGGCGGTCCCGGCTCGCCGGGCGAGCCCTCCGGGCCTGGCTCGCCGCGCTCGAGCGGCCGCGCCTCGAGGCGCTCGATGCGCTCGAGGAGGGTGTCGCGCACCTTGCGGATCGCTTCGCCGCAGGCTTCGCCGACGGCGGTCACCAGCAGGATCTCGGACTCGGTCATCGTGCGGGGGTGGCTCATGGCGTGACCTCCCCTGGCGCCCGTGTGGACATCGCGCGATCGATCACGCCGCGCGCGAGGTCGGCATAGAAGGGCAACGCCTTCGAGGGGCCGGTCGAGGCCGAGTCGCCCTCGCCGCCGTCGCCCGCGCCCTCGCCTCCGCCGGAGTCGGCCGTGTCCTCGCCGTCGCCCTCGCCGTCGCCGGCCGCGCCGTCGCCCGCACCTGCATCGCCTGAGGCGTCCGGCGCCGCAGGTGTCATGCTCGCGGGCGTGGTGCCCAGGGGCACCATCTGCTGTTGCATGTAGGGCGTGTCCCCGTGCTCGACGGGCGAGAGCCCCTCGCGCTTGCGCGCCTCGTTGGGGGTCAGCAGTCCGCCCTGGATGCCCTTGCACGTTGCATCGATGCGGCCGGCGAAGTCCAGGCGCAGTAGCGCCGCCTCGTCGAGCTGCACGAAGTCGCGCACGCCGTCGAAGCCGAAGAGAGCATCGAGCGAGCGCTCGATGTTCTCGAGCAGCGCCCCGAGCGAGATCGCAAGCCACAGGTTGACGAGCTGCTCGACGTTGTGCAACGTCGCCTTGGACAAGTCCCCGATCACCGGCAGCGGCACCCCGTACACGCGCGCAATGTCCTCGATCGACAGGCGCTGCGCCTCGATGAGCTGCGCGTCGACCGAGCTGATCGACAGCGCCTGGAACTTCAGCCCGTGCGACAGGATCGGCAAGCCGCCTTGTTGCCAGCGCTTCGATTGCTCATCGAAGGAGGCGCGCAGCAGGTCGATGTCGGGTTTCTTGAATTTCTCATCGGTCTGCAGCACGCCCGAGGGGCGGTTCATGCGCGAGAAGAACGCGACCTGTCCCTGCGAGAGCGCGACGTTGACGCCCGCGGCGAGCGCCGCGGCGGTGATCGGCGACTCCCCGATGAGAGGGTGGCGCGGTGTGAACTGGCGCAGGTGCAGCACGTCGCGCGCGGGCGCCATCGATTCCGCATAGAGGTCGGGCGCGTCCGGGAACAGCGGATTCGTCCCGATCATGTAGTGGACGCTTCCGTCCTCGGCCACGTACGGGCTGCAGGTGCCGCGGTTCATCCGCCACAGCGCCGTCACCTCGAAGCGGGCGTTGCGTTGCACGAGCGCATAGGCGTTGCCCTCGAATTGCATGGCCGCAATCAGGTTCAGGATGAATTGCGGCCACGTCTCCACGGGGTTCGGATTCATCATCGTGCGAAACGCCGCGCTCGTGCTGACGGCCTCGATCTCGCCTTCGCGGTTGCGGTGCTTGTGCGTCGCGTAGCACTGGCTCACGGCGCGCGCGTTCGCCATCACCGCCGCATAGGCCGCGGGGATGTAGCGCGCGCCCCAGCGTGCCACCCCGAGGTCGCGCTGCCAGCCGTCCTCGAGCGCGCCCAAGCCGAACGAGAAGCCCGAGGGGCTCACGCCGAAGAAGGGGCCACGCCAGGCGCCCTCGTCGCCGCCGAACAGCGCCCCCCAGGCGTCTTTCACGCGCGCGGCGAGGGAGCGTCCGGCGGCCATGGGGAGCGCCGCTGCTATCAGGCCGCCCGGCCCGCGCGGGAGAGCTTGCGATGGATCGCACCGACTCGGAAGTCAGCGAAGCCCCCCCGCGCGGCGGCGTGCCCGGTCGTGATCACTTCGTCACCTTGCCGCGCGGCTTGTTGCCCCCGGCGGCATCGGCCGCGGCCTTCGCGGCCGCAGTCGCGTCCTCGTCGCCTTCGCGCGGGGCGCCCGGCGCACCGCGCCGGCCACCGCCCTTCGGGATGCCGACAACGGGGGGGCCGGGCTGGATCGGCAGGAAATGCTCCCAGCCCGGCTCGCAGGACTGCACCGCATGCACCTCGAGCAGCGGCGCGGCGAGCTCCCCGGCGTCGACGTAGCCCGTCACGCCGTTGAGCTCGATCAGGGGCTTGTAGGCCCACACGAGAGTCGGCGAAGTCATGGCGTCACGGCCGGCGCCCAGGCGACGGCAGTCAGGAACTGCGCGGCGCCGGTGCGCTGCAGCGTCCAGTCGATACCCCAGACCCCGCGCAGCGCGGCCGAGTTGGTCTGGAAGAGCGAGCGCACGGGCGCGGCCACGGTGTTTGGGGTGCCTGCCGAGGCGATCGGCAGCGGCGTCGTGTCCTCCTCGTGCAGCGTCGCCACGTCCGAGGCGAGGAACTTCGGCGCGTCGCCCGCGAAGTCGATGCCGGGGCCGTCGATGAGGGCGACGATGGTCGTGGGCACCGTGGTCGACGCCACGATCGGGATACCGCCGACCGAGCCGCCGTCGATGGCCGCGTCCGGGAACGCGCGCGCCCCGGTGGCGGTGAGTGCGAAGGTCAGCGCCGAGGCGTTCACCGGGTTCATCACCCAGCGCGGATCGACGAGCAGGTTGTGCGCGGCCATCACCGCGATCATGGTCTGCAGGTCGTTCGTGATCTGCACGACCGAGTTGCCGGTCGACGGGCGCGTATCGTTCGCACGCACGAGCGACTGCAGACCGCCCGGGGAGACACCGGCCACTGCGGCAGTGGCCGACAGGAAGTAGGCATCGAGCATCTTCGCGGTGTCCTCGAGCATCCACTTGCGGATCAGGTCCTCGATGTTCGGGGTCGACCGTTCGAACAGCTCCATCGTCCACGTGCCGATCACGCCGAGCGACTTGGGCGTCATCGTCACCATGCCCGTCTGCGCGGCGCCGACGCGGATCGGCGCGCCCTCGGCGCGGAAGGCGGCGGCCAGGTTCGGCGTCGCGACATCGTTGCGCTTGGGCACCTTCACGATCGCGGAATTCTCGAAGGAGAACCGCGACAGCGGCAGGTTCGGCAGCACGCTCACGGGCTGCAGAAGATCCATGAAGGCCGCATAGGTCTGTTGCGTGAGCTCCTGCGCCCAGCCCGCGACGTTGGTGAAGGCGGGCGCCTGGGCGGCGCGCGTGACGATCGACGCGACGGCGAGCGTCGCCTCGTCGTTCTGGTAGCGGCGCTCGAGCACCGCCTCGAGGGGCTCGCGCCGGCAGTGCGCCTCGAAGGCGAGGAGCGCCGAACGCACGAGGAGCTCGGCCGAGGCTTTCACCTTGCGCGGCGCCTGGTGCTTGAGCAGCGCGGGTGCTGCGGGCGGCGAGCCGGACGGCGCCCGGGCGGCGGGCGCGGGCGCGGGCGTGGCGCCGGCCGCGGGCCGGGCCCCTGCGGCGAGCGCACCCTCGGCGTCGCGCAGGAGCTGCAGCGCCTCGGCCGAGCGCTGCACGCGGGCGACGAGCTCGCGCATGGTGTCCTGCGCGCCCTGGTCGTCCATGTTGTCGAGCATGTTGGCCTGGGCCGCCTCGAGCTCGTCGCGTTGGGTGACGAGCGCGGCCTCGGCCGCGGAAATGCGTTCGGCGATCGTGGGCATGGTGGATTTGCCTCGGGAGCTAGAGCGCCCCGCCGCGGCAGCGGCTCGCGTGGCGCCGGTGGGTGCGAAGCGTTCCGCGGCGGCGAGTAGCGACTCGAATGCGGAAGCCTCTGCAGGCGAATGGATGAGTGACTTCGCGAAGGACAGCGCCTCGGGGTTCGCCGGAACCACGACGATCGATGCCTCGACGAGCTTGGAGCGCAGGAACCGGAAGCCGGTGATGAATCCGCGTTGCTCGGGCGTGTCGGGCGTGCGGATGTACTCCGTTTCGACGGGCACGAACCCGATCGAGGCGGCCATGCGCACGCCCGCATCGAGCAGCGAGCGCACCAAGTCGGCGGCCTGGTTCATCCCCTCGGGCAGCAGGTGGAGCTCCGCCGTTGTGCGCTTGGCGGCCGTCTTCACGTTCTCCCACCAGCCGATCAAGTCGCGGATCCGCCCCGAGTGGTCGACCTGGGCGGGCAGGCGCTCCGAGACTTGCTCGAGCCCGGACTGCACGACGACATCGCCCTCGAGGTCGACGGCCTCCGTCGAGATCACAAAGCGATAGATGCCGTCGGCCGTCTTCGTCGAGAGCTCGACCGTCTGCAGCTTGTAGCGCGTCTCGCCTGCGGGCGGGAGCTCGCGCGCAGCGGGTCGGTCAGCGGGGCGGGTGGCGAGCGCCGTCGGCATGGCCTGAACTCCTCGAGGGGTCAGACCGAGCCGGGAAACCGTCGCTCGGGGTTCGCAGAGGCGGCGCCGGCTGTTCCCGGCGAACCGGGAGCGGGGGGCGGTTGCGCGGCGCGTCGCTCATGCTTGGGGAATTGCCGGGCACGGTACGCGCGGCCGTGCATTCCGTCAAATCGGCGCGCACACTTCCATTGATGCACACGATCATCCACCCCTCGGGCGAGAACGACACGAGTTCACTGCTGCAGGCGATGGGCTCGGGCGGCAACGTCGTCGAGTGGATCGCGGGCTGCCATTACTTCGTCGACGCGCTCCCACCGGCGCCCGGGACCACATTCCTCGGCTTCGGCGGCTCGAGCTATACCGAGCCCGAGGACTACGTCGGCCCGCGCGTGTGCGCTCGGCCAGGCGCGTCGTGCGTCTTCGACTTCTCGGCCGGGCAGCGCGCGTGCACCATGATCGGTTTCATGATCGACGGCGCTGGCGCCTCGCACGGGATATCAGCCGGCAGCCAGCACCTGAACCTGGAGCGCCTGTATGTCGTCGACTGCCTCGAGGGACTGGGCGGCGCCGTGAACGGGGGGTCAGCGTATACCTATGTCCTCATCGCCGAGCGCTGCAAGTTCGTGAACTGCCGCACGCATGCGATCTCCTCGCCGATCGACTCGGAGCTGCGGGGCCTCATCTGTGCCAACAACGCGTGCAACGTCTATGCGCTGGCCGGCGCGAACCACGTGCGCGTCGACGGCGGGCGCTTCGAGTGGCCGACCACGGGCGAGAATTTCCGACTCGTGGGCACAGCCGAGGACCCAGTGCAGGACTGGAGCTTCTCGGGCCCGATCCAGCTCGATCGCGCGGCGACCGCACAGATCGTGCTCAAGCACTGCCTACGCATCGAGCTCGCGATCCCCTCGAGTGGTCGACCAGGTCGCTCCGGCGCGACGGGCGCCTCGCAGTCGTGCCACGTGTACTGCGAGGATTGCGACACGGTCGCCGCGAGCGGCATGGTGCTTTGGCGCGGCGCCGATGACGACAACACGGGTGTGCTCTCGCCGGAGTGCGCGTGGGAATTCAAGGGCGTCAACCGCGATGTCGTCATCCTCGGCGGCTCCGTGGCGCGCGGCTACACGGGCGCGCATGCGATGCGCTACCTCGATGGCAACACGCCCGAGACCATGCCGGGGCACGTGATCTCGGGCGCGGCGGGCTTGCGCGACTTCAGGCAGCGCGCGCGATCACGCGCCCGCGTCTGATTCGTCCAACCGGCGCGCGGCGGCCTCCTGGGCCCCCCGGCGGGCCTGGTAGAAGTCGCGCACGGCCATCGCCGCGCGTAGGTAGGCGAGGCGGGTCTGCACCTCGGCGATGTTGGAAGACATAGCCTTCCAGACTTGGCGGGCATCGAATAGCGTGCGAGTGATCGACGCCGCGATCACGAGAACCAGTACCGCATCGAGCGCACGACCGATTGGAACGGGTGATGCGAACGTCATCCAAGCGCATACGCAAGCGCTCGCCCCCAACGCGAGGACGAAGAGCGCAAAACCTACCATCGCGCGTCGACGGTGGCGATGCATCAGCGTCAACAGCCGCGCCATGAAGTCACAGTGCAGCACCAGGGGCGAGCCGGGCATGGCTAGCAATGAGGCGAGCTCTGCCTGGAAGGCATCGAGCTCGGCAAGTTTGTTGGTCATGAACTAGCTTTCCATCATGCGCACGCCACCTGATTCGCCGGGTCTGCTCTTCTCGGCCTCGTCGAGCGCGGCGATCAGCGCCTCGGGCCAGGGTGCTCGGCCCCATACCGTCATGGCGGCGCTCGTGATGATCTCGGCTTCGGCGCTGACGACCATATCCACGCGGTGGCCCGGATGGAGGTCGGTGTCGCAGAGCTCGGGAGGCGACACCACCGCGTACTTTCGGCAGGCGCTCGGGCGGTGCTCGTAGATCGAGCATCGCTCGTCGCGCAGAAAGACGCAGGTTCGATCTTCGCGCGAGAGCGCATTCCACTCTCGAAGAGTGCGCGCTGTGGCCTGGCGCTCGAGGCGGGTGCGATCAGGCACCACGCCGACCGACTCGGCCGCGAACAGCGCGAGGACGGCCTCGTCGGGGAACACCGTGATCATCAGGCGGCAGCAGCTCGCGCAGCCGGCGCGGCATTGCACCGTGTGCCCGGCCGGAGGCTTTGCCCATGCATTGCGAAGGGGCTGGGCCATGGCATCGTGGACGCCGGCAGCGCGGCCACCGGGCGACGGCTGTTGCTCGCGGTGCGCGCGCCGGAGCTGCTCGAGGTAGTAATCGAGCATCGCGAGGAGCTGCGCGTGCGCCTGCGGGCTTGCACGCCGGATCATGGCGTCGAGCTGTTCGCTGATCTTGACGCCGCGCAGGCGATCGACGAGACGGCATGGAGCGCGACTCATAGCCAGCTCTCCACGATCACGGTGTCGTCGCACTCGTTGCGCATCAGGCAGCTCAAGCCCCGGGCACGCATTTGCTCGCGCAGCGGCCCGAGCTCGGCGCATCTCAATACCATCCCCGTCGCAAGCGGGATAGCGCCTGCGACCCACCATTCGCGCGCGACGAAGTGGTTGGGAAAGTCGCTCGGGTGGTCGTAGATAGTCCAGATCGTGAGGCCCTGTTCCATGGCCTCATTGCCTCGCATGGTCACATCCCTTTCGGTGCGCGCCCAACCGGGGTTGACCCCGTAGCCCTCTGCCCAGAACGTCTGCACGTTGTGGCAATAGGGTGAAGTCTCATAGCGCAGATAGTCCTCGCCTTTGAAGACAACCGCCCACGCCAGCTCGCCGCTGAAATCGTTGTTGTAGGTGACGACCTTCACGGGCTGGTCGGAGGCATATTCGCCCGCAGCGATGGCGCGGGCGACGTTCTCGTTGATGGTTGCCATGTCAGTTCAATCCTTTGCGAGCAGCGTTCGGCCATGCGCCAAGCGCATGCGCAATTCGTCAATCGATGCGCTTATGCGGCGCCACGTGGACAGCGCCTGGAAAACATCACGATGGAATTGCCAGGCGTTTATCAGCACCAGCACCAGACCGAGCAGGCGCCAGGCATCCTTTGAAGCCGTGGCGGCGCCCCAGACGCACCAGAGCGCCGCCGCTGCCGAGATTGCACAGAGCGACACATCGCCCGCGAGCATGAGGCGGCGATGCCGCTCGTAGCGCTCGAGCACGTCTTGCAAGAGCTCGCAGGAATCGCGCAGCAGCCGGCGCACGGCAGGCGATTGCATTTCAGTCACGGACTGCCCTTTCCTTGCCCTAATGCTGCTTCGCACGCTTTTCGACCAATGCCTGATGCGCGAGCTCCGAGCTTTCGCGAAGGCTTGGAAGCACCAACTCGGTGAGCTCGGCCGGGGATGGAAGGCCCTCGTCGGTGCGCATGCTCACGACCACGAGCGCCTTGTCGGTGGGCGTCAGCGCGACCAGCACACCGCCTTTGAGCCCAAGCGAGGCGAGCCACAACGAGAACCCTTCGGACAGGGCGCTGCGCGCCTCATCGGGCAGGTTGTCCCAATCGAGCTCGGGAAGGAGATTGCGGGGCTCGGGCATCAATGCCTCACGTTGTCAACGGGCGGATCGCCCTGGAGGGTGAAGCGCCCGCTCCAGCGCGCGATGTCCTCGGGCTGCGGAAACGGCGCCCGAACGGCATGCCTGGTCGGGGCGTCTTCGATGCGGTGCAACGCCAGGATCGATCCCTCGGTCGTGTGCAGCGCGATCACCAATGCCTCATCGACGAGAACCGCGAATAGTAGCGGGGCATGCTCCTCGTGCGTGACGATCTCGAAGGCACGGCGACAAAACCGCTCGTGCACGGCCTCGAGCGCAGGCCAGCTAGGACGCTTGCTCATGCGGCCATCCCCATGTCTTGCTGCTGTTGCTGCCACTTCAGGAACGCGGCGCGCCGCCGCTGCGCCTGGCGCTCGAAGGTGCGGAAGTCGATCCCCGCGCCGAAGCGCACCTGGATGCCCCCGGCCCCGGGGCGCACGTGGTACAGCGCCACCCCCGTATGCCGGTTGTAGATCACTGCCTTCTGGAACTGGCCCATGAACACGCGCACGATCGCCGCGCGGATCGCCCCCTCCTCGGTGGAGGCGGCGCCGCGCGAGACGGTGTCCGCCTCCCGGTCGTTGGCCAGGGTGAAATAGTGGGTGGAATAGGGCCGGATGATCTCTTTGTCAGCTTTTGCCACTTGGTTGCTCCTCGAATTGGCGCCGAAGGCCGGCGTTGTGAATCCTAACTCTATCGAAATTGCACAAAAGCGTGGGGAATTACCTAGCCAATCATCCCCGCGATGTCGTACGTCTCGACCGGCGCCCGGATCTTGCCGACGGCCATCGCCAGCGCGACGAGCCCGTCGATGCGGCCCGTGCTCTTTCTCTTCGAGAAGATCCGCGACTTCTGGTCGTCCTCGACGGTGACCGCGGAGGCCGAATTCCAGGTGAGCACCGGGCTGCGGCGCACGTGCAGCGCGCGTGAGAGCACCGCCTTTTCCAACTCGTTGATGGACTGCGGCATCCACAGCGCGGGCTTGTCCTCGTCCTTCGGGATCACCTTCACCCAGCCTTGAGGGTGCTCGACGAGCGGCAGCGCGACGCCCAGCTCCTCGAGGGCTTTGCGCAGGTAGACCATCCTCCAGCGGTCGAAGACGAGCGCCTCGACGTTGAGGGAGTCGACCAACTCGGCGATGCGCTCGGCGATGCGCTCGTAGGTGAGCGTCGCGCCCGGCTCGGTTGAGAGAAAGCCCTGCCGCACCCAGAGCTCGTAGGGCACCGCGTCGCGCTCGGCGCGTGCGCGCAGGCTGTCCTCCGGCGTCCAATATTCGACCGCGGCCAGCAGCCCACCCGCGGGCCGGGGTGCGACGATGGCGAGCGCCGAGAGATCGGTCGTCGCGGAGAGGTCGACCGCGAGCGTGACCGGCAACCCCTCGAAGGCGTCAACCACCGTGCCCTCGGGCTCATGCTCGCAGGCGAGCCACGCGTCGCCCGAGATCCAGGGCGAGGCCGCATCCGTCCACTGGCAGAAATGCAACCGCCGCACGAGCGACTCTTTCGCGGGCATCGCGCGCGCCTCGGCGACCTGACCCTCGAGGAAATCGCGCTGGATCGATACGCCCAGGTTCGGGTTCGCCTTGGCCCAGCAGCGCGCATCGTGCAGGGGGTCGTCGCCCTCATCGAGCGCGCAAACGAAAGCGAAGAAGCGTTCATCGGCGAGCTGGCGCGCGGCGACCTTGCGCGCGTGCTCGTGGTAGCGCCAGCACACCGAGGTGCGATCGATGCCCGAGTTCGTGGTGATGAACAGCAGCGGCTGCGTGCGCTGCTTGAAGCCAGCGCGCAGCATTTCGATGACGCCGTCGTTCTTGTGCTCGTGCAGCTCGTCGACGAGGCCGCAATAGGGCTTCGGCCCCGACTGGCTCGCCGCGGAGCTCATCGTGCGGAAGAACGAGCCCTTGTAGACGATGTTCCACGGGGTGACGCCGCCGACCACGCGCAGGCGCTTGGCGAGCGCGGGCGACTGCTGCACCATCGCGACCGCATCGCGAAAGAGTACCGCGGCCTGCTCTTCCTTCGAGGCCGCGGCGTAGATCTCGGCGCGCGCCTCGCCGTCAGCCACCATCATCAGCAGGCCAATGCCGGCAGCGAGCGGGCTTTTCCCGTTGCCCTTGCCGGCTTCGTTGTACGCGACCCGGAAGCGCCGCAATCCCGTCTCGCGATCGACCCAGCCGAAAAGTGAGCCGACAACGAATGCCTGCCAGTCCTGGAGCACGAAGCGCTCGCCCTCGAATTCACCTGCGTTCAGCCGCAGCACGCTCGAAAAGAAATCACAGGCCCGCTGCGCGCGCGGGGCATCGAAGCGCCAGCGCCAGTCTTTCCGCGCGCGGTCGGCGAGGTGGCGCTCGCCCGCGGCGCGCACGTGCGGGCCCGCGATGCGACGCCCGGACACGACCGCGCGCGCATAGCTCGAGACGGGATCGGGCGTTCGCGCCATGCTGCATAGGGGTGTAGTTGAAATCTACTTGGAGTGCGCCCGCTCGCGCACGATGCGCCGCATGCCGTATTCATCGACGCCCTGCGGCACCTCGATGCCCTCGCGCAGCACGAGCCGCAGATTGCGAAACGGCCGGTAATCCACATGGTGATGCACGCGTCCGTAGCGGAAGACGACCCGCGCCACGTCCGGGTGGACGCGCGCGAGCATCTGTGATTTCGCGAGCGTGCCGGTCGTGGAGTAGTACGAGCCCGGCAACGCCTGGCCCTCTGCGTGGTAGAACTCCGCAGTGTTGCCGCCTTTCATCAGCTGGGTCGGCGTCTTGTGCTGCAGGAAGGCGACGAATTCGACGGTGCACCAGCTCGCCTTGAGCATGTCCAGGGACAAGATCGTGTCCTCGTTGTAGCGCCCCCGCCAGCGAAACGGCACATCGTTGCGGATCAGGTTGCACGAATAGATCCGCGTGTTCAGGATGAATGGCGGCGATTTGTTGCGCGAGGGCACCCACATGAAATAGGTGGGGCCTGCCATCGCCACGTTGCAGTACCGCAGCACGAAATCCTCCATCGCGCGGAAGATCGAGGCCGAGGTCGTGGGCACGCGCTCGTTGCAGTGAAAGCGCAGAAACCGCTGGATGTTGTCATCCATCACCCAATGCCACTCGAAGCCCGCAGCGCGCGCATGATCCCAGGCGAAATTGCGCGCCGGCCCGGGGCCGGTCGAGCGCGTGAGGCCGAGCGAGTCGCACAGCTCGTAGCGTTGCTTGTACTCGAGATCGAGCTCGAGCACCTGCGCTGCCACGCCCATGCGCCCGATCGAGCGCTCGTAGTCGGCGACCTGGTCGGGCTCGGCCACGATGTAGTGCGGCACGCCCATGCGCGTGAGCGTCTTCGAGCTCATGAGGATGTCGGCGCGCCCCTTCGACGGGATGTAGAAGGGAAAGCGCGGCGCGTGCGGGTCAGGAGGCAGCGAGTGCATAGTCCTGGCCCGCGACCTTATTCGGTTCGACCGGCGGATACCAGATCGCCTTGGTCTTGTCCGTGAGCTCCAGGCCGAGCGCGAGCGCGAAGGCGTCTACGTCGGCCGGCGTCGCGAAGGACACGAGCACCTGCCGGAAGGCCCGCTTGTTCTCGTTCGTGTACGCGGGCATGCCTTGCCAATGGTCGGCCGCGGTGCCGCCCACGGTGCCGTCGGCCAGGATCGCGGCGAGCTCCACCTCCGAGAAGCCCGTGATCGAGGCGTCGAGGTCTGCAGCTTGCAGCTCCTCGAGCTCGAGGGCCAGCGCGCTCGCATCCCATCCCGCATTCAACGCGAGCTTATTGTCCGCGAGGATGTAGGCGCGGCGCTGCGGCTCCGTCCAGCCCGAGCAATCGACCACCGGCAGGCACCGCGGGGGCAGCTCGACTCCGCTCGGAAGGCGGATCGCGCGCCCGTTGTCCAGGAGGCGCTTGGCGGCAAGCACGCGCCCGTGGCCGGCGACGATCCCGCGCTCATCGGCGAGCACGGGCGCCGCGAAGCCGAATTCTTCGATCGAGGCGGCGATCTGGGCGACCTGTGCCTCGGTATGCACACGCGCATTGCGCGCATAGGGTACGAGCTCATCGAGCGAGCGCCACGAAAGCAGCGAGGCCGGCGCCTCGACAGGCGCGACAGGCGGCGCGGTGCTGGTGTCGATGATGCGTTTACGGCTTGAGCTCATGGCGCGAGGACCTCCTCAGAGGGTTGCACGGATGAACGCCGCGGCGAGCGGCGGCATGACGGCAGCGCCGTAGGCGCGCAGGCGTCCCACTCGGGCGGAAATCCCATGAGCCAGCGGGAATGTGCCGGGTTCAACTGGCCGGGCTTTCCCGTCTCGGCAGGCGATCCAGTCGCAGGCGTCCCAGTAGCGTATCGGCCCGTTGCCTGGTTGGTCAGCGAAGTCTGTTGCGGCCCGCCTGCCTCCTCGCAGTCCGTCGCGTTCGGCGTCGCCCACGCCGCAAGTCGCGCAACCTGGTCTCACGCTTCACCTTCGGTTTGCTGTTGGGCCGAGGAAGGGCTGGAGCTCGTCGCCCTCGCCGTCGGAGGGCGCCTGCACGCGCGAGCGCGCGCTCGGAGTGAACCCGAGCTCGCCTTGCATCATCCGCATGGACTCTGCAAGCCGGCGCAGTTCGCGCATGAGCGGATTCGTGATGGTGCCGCGCCCGTCGCCGGAGCGTACGAGCACCTGACAGCCCGTGGCGTTGAACTGCGCGAGCGCCTTGTCGCGCGCGGCGATGGCGACGACATAGTTGATGAGTAGGTCGTGATCGACCGCGGCCAGCAGGCCAGCAGGCGCCTCCTCGGTCAACCGAACCCAGACCGCGCGTTGTTCGGAGGTGAACGAGGCCGGAGCGGCACCCACCGGCGCGAGGTCGACGGGAGCAGCTTGCAGGCGCTTGCGGGCCTCGGCGCCGAGGTGGCGCGCCGACCCGTCAACGACGTGTAGCACAGGCGGCTTGGGTTTTCGTCCCGGTTGCATGAACTGTTTCCGTCCTTTTTGTGCAAAATTAACCTATTTACGGGCGCTGAAAATTCCGCTGCGGCGTCCGGTGTGAGAGCGTGACGTATTTCACACGCTGTCCCCCCCTGGTCGTTGGGAATCATTCCCAGCTGACGAGCCTGCGGCTGAGCGCGAACGCGCATCGTCCAGGCCGCTACGCACGAGATCTGGCAGCCTGGCCGTCGCCTCGAGCATCGCGGCTGCGCCGTCGCGCCAGCACAGCATCAGCGCCTCGGCCAGATCCGTCCACAGCGAGGACAGGTCGATCCAGGCCGCGGTCAGGTCGGCAGGCTGCAGCCCGCTGCTGGCGACCAGCACGGGCACGCCTCGGACAAGGCTGTCGACGAACTCCTCGGGAGTGGCTCGCCTGCCCTCGGTGTAGACCTCGACGCGCGTCGGGTCGCCGACCCTGAGCAGCGCGCCTGCACGCACACCGGTGGCAGGGTCGCGCTGCACGTCGAAGGCTCGCACCTCGCGCGTGGTCCACAGGGCGACGGCGCCCGGGTTGCGCTTCAGGCCGAGCCCAGGCATATCGTGCGTGTCCTCGGGCAGCGCTGCGGTGCGACGGTGCGCATGGGGTCGGGTCAGGAAGGGGCAGGCGCGCACGGCCCACTGCGCGCACTCGTAGTGCGAGCCCGGCTCCGAGGTCGTGCGCGTGAGGCAGCACATGGGCCCGATCGTGAGGGTCTGCAGGTGCGAGAGCTTCTCTCCGCACAGCCAGCAGCGATGTCCGCGTAGCGCGTCGCGGCGCTTCTCTTCGCTCGTGACGCGGTGATCGGGCACGCCGTCGACGATCTCGACGAACCACGGCACGGTGTAGCCGCGGTGGTCGACGGGGCGCCTGGCCATCCGCGGCGGGGGCGGGGGAAGCTCGGGGCGTAGCGGGTTCAGCATGGGGTGTCCTTCATGTCGTCGGTGGGAATCTCTCTCACCCATCGATTGCCGAAGCACAGGCGCTGCATCCAGCGCCAGAACGCATTCGGCTCCGTCCCTTTCACCGGGCGCCATGTGATCCCGTTCCCCGGGGACGATCCGAACAGGTAGCAATTCCAATCGCTATAGACCGGGAGCTCGATCGCGCGGCCGAGCTCGAGGACTCGCTTTTCATGCGAAATCGTCATCGTCGTTCCCTCGCGGCTTGCGGATCGGGGTTGGCTCGAACTCCCTTCGGGCGCCGTTGAGCCAGGCGCAACGCGCCGCGGCCTTCTCGCGCTCCTCATGATCGCTCTCGGGGTGCCACTTCCCGGCCGGGTCGTAGAACCCGACCGTAAAGAAGCCCTCATTGGCGACGGAAAGATAGACCCACATGTCACGTTGCTCCGTCTTCGAGGATGGCCTGTGCATCGTCGAGCGCATCCTGCAATGCCGAGCCCGGGGATACGTGCGTCTCGATGAGATCGAGCAAACGCATCAGTGCCTCGTAGGCGCGCGCGCGGTCGCGTCGAGCCTGCTCGAGCTCTTCGCGTAGCCGGTGGATTTCCCGCGTACGCTGCTCGACCGCCTCGAGGAGCGCATTGCCGCCGAGCTCGAAGCGGGTGCGGCTCATGGCTCGACCTCGTGCAGCACGCGCGTGCCAGGCGGCGCCGGATCACGGTCGCCGGCTAGCCATGCGGCCAACTGCGCCGCACCCTTCTCCGTCAGGCGCTCGCCCGCGGCCGCATTGCTCCAGTCGATCCACTCGGCCCAGCCGAGCTCCTGGCAGTCTGCGCCGACGACGCCGTTCGCACGCAGCGCCGGCCCCGCCTTGAGCTTCTGCAGCCATGCCTCGCGCGCGGGCGTCCAGCGCGGCACCGGCACGCGCGGGCGGCGCTCCGGTGGGTAGTAATGCCTCGTCATCGTGCGGCCTCCTTTCGGTTCCAATGGTGCGCGGCCGAGGTCGGCCGACCGTCGGCGCCGACGGCGCGCAGCTCGCGCCCGGGGCCTTGACCCTTCTCGGCGTGCCTGCGGTTGTCGCACGAGGCGCAGAGCACGCGCAGATTCGCGAGCACGAGCTCGAGGTCGGGCCGCTCGCGGCGCGTGCGGATATGGTCCACCCTCGACGCCTTGAAGGCACGCACGTCCGCGCCGCACCACTCGCACAGGTGCCCGGCGCGCTCGAGCGCACGCTTACGCAGCGCGCGCCACTCGGGCGACGAGTAGAAGGGGTCGGGGGCACGATTCGGGCGCATACTCGGCTCCGGGCTACCTAGAGAAGCGTGTTCAATCTCCCTGTCCGGGCCCCGTCTGCCGTCGAGCATTTGGGGCCGTTTTTTCGGCCAGCGCGGCCAGGCGCTCGCGGATCGCCTGCACGACCGGCGCGCGGTCGGCCTCGGCGAGCTGGCGCGTCAGGTCGAGTAGCGACTCGAGCGTCGGCACGTCGCCCGTCTTCGCCACCTCCTCGAGCATTTGCTCGGCCGTAGGTGCCATCGCGTCCGCGCCGGCCAGTGCCGGCGGCGGCGGAGCGCTCCTCGATTGCCTGCGGCCGCGCGCCGTCGGCGGCCCGGCGCTGATCTCGCCCGTCTGCGGATCCACGCTTGCATCGGCCGGCGGCGCCGCATCGGCCTCGAAGAAGTCGCGCACGACCGCGATCCCGTCGCGCAGGGACGCGAAGACGCGCCGCAAGCCGAGCACCTGCGCGGCCGAGATCGAGGCCAGGGGCCGCTGCAGCCGGCGCTCGATCATCGTGCGCGTGACGCCGAGCTCGCCGAAGGCGTCCACCATCTTCGCGATGCCCTCGGGGCTCGTGTCGGCCTTGGCCTTGACGGTGGCCGCCGCCTGCTCCATCGCGAGCTCGACCACGTCCTCGGGCAGCAGCGCGAGGATACAGGCGCGCACCCGGCGCGCGGCCTGGTTCGCGCAGAGTTCGTAAGCCTCGCGCTCGTCGCGCAGCAGCCGCGGCCCGTCCCTCGTGTCGATCACGTGCTCGCAGACGAAGCCGATCGCCCGGCGCGTGCGCGTCTGCAGGTCCTCGGCCCAGGCGACGATGTCGGAGTACGGCACGCCGGCTGGACCGATTGACCTGGTCGTTTCGCGCCAGCCGCTCGAGAGGTTGCCCCAGGCGCGCGCCATCGCCGCCGCGGCCGATGCCGAGGGGCCTGTGATGAGGGTTCCGGCCTTCGAGTATTCGTAGCTCGCCCGCTCGGCGAGCGCCGGGCGCTGGAACGCGACCCGGATCGCGTCGAGCGCGCGCGCCTCGTCGCGCGGGAAGCGTTGCGCGAGCAAGTAGGCGGCCTGGGCCTCTGCCACCTCGCGGTGCGCGCCGACCGATCGATCGGTCGCGAGCTCGCCCGAGATCGCGGGAAGTGCGTTCATGCGGTCACCTCGAGGCCAGGGATGCGGGTCTGCCCCTGCGCCTCGTCGTCGAGCTGGTCGGCGAGCCGGCGCATCGTCTCGGGCAGCACTGACGGCGCGGCCTCGAGGCCGCAGCGCTCGCAGCGTGCTGCGTAGCAGTCGGCCCACTTCGCGCACTGCCGCAGCGCGACCGCGTAGCCGCGCGCCGCATGCCGGCGCGCCGTCTCGGGCTTCTGGCTCATAGCATCCCCCTTTGCGCGCGGCGCCGTTCGCGCCGCGACTGCATGATCCCGCGCGAGCGCGCGCGCAGCTCCGGCCCTCCGCCGCCGCATGTATTGACGAGGTTTGTCCAGCTCGAGAACCCCTCACGGTCGGCGATGAATTTCAGCGCCTCGTGGTGCTTGAGCTTCACCCGCTTTTCGAGCTCGCGGGCCTCGTCCTTGAGCTCGAGGATGCGCTCGAGCGTCATGCGTTCGGTCATGGCTTCACCTCCTCGAGCGCAGGCCGCACGCCGACGATGACGATCCCCAGGCGCAGCTCGAAGTCGACGTTCTCCATCACGAACCGGAACCCGTCCGGACGGTGCAGGATGTCTCCGAGCGCATGCATCGTCGGCACGAGCGCCGCGCGCGCGGCCTCCTCGCCGTGCCAGGCACGCGAGCGCGCCGGCAGGAATAGCGCCGCGAAGTCAATCGGCCCCTTCGCGAAGCGCGGCGCGTGCTCGCGCCAGCCCGCGAGCCGGGCGAGCGAGTAGGCATGCAGCCGCGCGGCGCGAAATGCCGTCTCGTGCGACGGCCCCCAGCGCCTCAAGCACGTCGACGGCCAGAGGACGCTCGTGGGCCAGTCCACGGCCAGGGACAGCCAGGGTTGAGGGAACGCAAGGCCCGGAAGATCGGCCAGCGGAAGGCTGCATGCAGCTCCAGATCGCCCAGGCCCACGAGCTGCGGTGCGTGCCGCTCCGGCGCCTGGTGCAGCCACGCCGAGACGCTCTGCGGGTTCGTGAAGTCGATCAGCATCCATTCACCACCTCGCCTGCGTTGACTTGCTTTGCGTTGCGACCGCCTCGCGATGGCGAGCCGTGCCTTCCATGCCCTGCGACGCCTGGCCTCGCGAAGCCGTTCGGCGACCGGGTTTTCTCAACCTGCCCGCATCCCCCGCTCGTGCTCGGGCGCCGGATCGCGCGTCGTGCCGATGAACGAGCCCGCGCCGAAGATATCGTCGACCATGATCCGCGACAGCCTCTCGCCGAAGGCGAGCAGCTCGTCGAAGGCGCCGGGCAGCTCGGCGATGGAGCGGCGCATCGCCAGCACCTTCAGCGATCCGGTCATCGTCTCCTTCTCGGCCACGTAGACGTTGATCCAGTCGCCCTCGTCGCGGATGGCTAGACGCATCGGGCTCACGATCTTGCGAGTCTCATCGGGCATGGTTTCACCTCACGTTGCGTGGGAGTCCGGGGCGAATTGCCCCCAGGGGTCGACCTCGTCGGCGCGCGCCCACTCGGGCCAGTTCAGCGCCTGGCGCCAGAGCTTGCGCTGTGCATCGGTCAGTTCCTCGCCTGCGGTTTCGCGCTCCTGCAGGCGCCGGGCCCACGCCCACGGAGAGCGGTCGCCGAGCGTGCGGTTGTCGAGATCGGCACGCAGGCGCATCAGGCGCTCGCGCGCGATCGCGGCGGCGCGCTCCGGGTGCTCCAAACGCGGCGACGTTTCCTCGATCCCGGCCTCGTGCAGCGCGCGCCGCTGGGCCTTGGTGACCAGGTTCCACATGCCAGTGGGCGAGCGCGCGTGCGCGCCGCACAGGCGCCAGCCGGCATCGGTGCGCACCGTCCAGCGGTTCGGGCAGTCCGACGCCGCGCACGCGAGCTCGTCGCGATCACGCTCGATTGCCTCGTCGGCATTGAAGGGTTCACGGGTCATGGCATCACCTCGCAGAGCCAGCCGCGGGCGCGGCAGTATGCACGGACGCGGGCAAGCGGCCAGCCGTGCATATAGCGCAAGATCGACGCCGTGCGGCCGGATGCAAGGTCGAGCCCGGCGCAGAAATGCGGTGCGGTGATGCGAAGGAGCGTCATTGCATGGCCCCGTCCACGCGGTCGTGGTATTGCCCCTGCTGCACCTTGGACCAATGCTCGAGCTTCACAAGCCATTCGAGCGTGACCTCGAACGGCGTCTCGTGCGTGCGGCGCGGGCCCGTGCGGCCGGTCAGGAACCGTGAGCGGCCGACGTAGGCAAAGAAGGCATGGAACCACTTCAGCCCTTCGCCGACGTTCGTCCACCCGCTCGTGGTCGCCTCCTCGCGCCAGCGCGCGCGCAGGTAGCGCGCGTTCGTGGAGGTCCACGGCTCGCGCGGGGCCGGCAGCCGCGGCAGCTCCTCGCGCCAGATCCGGCGGATGAGCTCGTGCGGGCAGCTCGCCGCGACCGCGTTGGCGAGTTCGGTTTTCGGTTTTCCCTTCAAGGCGGTATTCGATTGCGCCGGCGCGCCGAGCGCGCTTTTCGCGAGCTGCTTTACATCGCGTGCAGCTTCCTCCTCCGCCAGGAGGAGGGAGAAAGGAGACAGGAGACAGGAGACAGTAGAAAGGCGGAGTTCTTGCGTGTTACTCCGTGTAACTCTGGAGTTCGTTTCGGATTGTGGAATGCGAAGGCTACAGCCGGGGTCGGACGAGGCGGGTAGCTCGCTCGGAGGCTCGCCCGTATAGGGGCGCTGGTAGCGGTTGAAGCGGGGAATCTCGACGAGCTGCTGGCCCGCGCCGGTGACGTAGCGCACCGCGAGCCCTTGCCGGTGGAGCTGCCACAGCAGCGCGTCCGGATCGATCGCAGGCTCGAAGGGAAACGCCTCGGCGCGGATGCGCTCGGGCCGATCCTCGAGCCGGCCCGAGCGATCGGCCAGGCCCCAGAGCGCGGCGAACATCAGGCGCGCGTAGGCGTCGCAGCGTGCGAGCTCCGGGTTTTTCCAGAAACCCGGCGCAATGGTGCGGGTGCGCACGTCCTGCCTCACGTGGTCGACCCGACCAGCGCCTCGATGCGCGCGAAGCTTTGCCGCAACGTCGTCAGCTCGGCGCGCAGGCCCTTGTCACGCGTCTCGCGCGCCGCGGCCTCGAGCTTTGCCTCGTCGGCGGGCGAAAGCACCTCCGGCAACGGCCCCAGGCCCGAGATTCGGCGCACGTCGTTGGTGTGCCACCGAAGGTGCGTGCCGTCGCTGATGCGCACGGGCTGGATCGGCCCCACGCCCGTGGCGGCCCATTGCCGCAGCGTGGAGGGGGCATAGGACAACGCGGCGGCGGCCTCCGCGGTCGTCAGCAGCGTCTTCGTGATCGTGCCCAGGTTCGTCGCGACGGTGCGGGAGTTCTTGCGAGGCATGGCAAATCGCCCTCCGTTCACTTGCTGGAGGTTCATCGAGCAACCGAAAGGCGCGGGCGATCCACTAAGCCGCGCCCCCGGGGGAAGACTGCAGGGGGGAGCAGTTACTGCGGTGCCGGTCTACGGCGAGAGCGCGTGCACGAGCGCATGCACGAGCGCGACCACGAGCGCGAGCACGACGAGCGCGAAGCCGAGGGCCAGGCGCACGGTACCGATTACCATCGCGGGCCGGCCGCGCTGCGCGGGCTCGAGCATCAGGCCCACGTCGTTGGCCGCCTCGGGGCGCTCGATCCAGTCGAAGGGGTCAAGCTGGGCATCGCGCAGCGTGCGCGGCGCCGCGCGCAGCGGGTCGCGCTGCATCGATGAATGCTCGTAGGTAATGCTCATGGTGGCACTCCCCCTGTGATTCACTGCGCCTATGCACAGTTCGGTGAATTTTTGGCGTCAACCCGGTACAGGAATGAGGTTGTACCCTTGCTGATAAACCCGGAGAAGAGTGGAAAAACGATCGATCGTTGACGACCGATTGGTGCCCACCGGACAGCCCTGTCCGTGTGCCCCTGGTGTGCCCCACCGAGCAGCTCGTCAGGCCGGAGCCCGCGCCAATGCTCGCGATTGCGTTGCCTCGATCATATGCGGCATGTGATCCAAGGGTGCAGTATTGGCGCTTTTGTGCATGTTTGTGCCCCGACTGTCATAGGCAAACGCGTGAAATCGACCTTATACTAGCGATTGCTGTTCCGCAGCGCAGGTGTGCCCATGTGCCCCAGGGGTCGACAGGCGCCAAAACGTTGCGAAACCGCACATCGTTGAAGTGTACTTTTCCATTCCACCTTCGAGGATTTATCGCCGTGATCAAGCGAACCATCCCCGCCGGCGTCACCGCCGGCCTGCCCGCAGCGCCGCTGCCCTCGCGCCTGGCGCGCGCCGCCCGACCGCTACTCGTCATGCTGCACGCACTCAGCCCCTGCGGCTGCAGCTCCACCACCCTGTACTGCGACACGCGCGAGGAGGCGGACTTCGCCGTCGACGTGTTCACCGACGAGGGCTGGACGTTCACGCGCGAGGAGGTGGCAGCATGAGCACGCCCGCTTGCACGCCGAACTGGAAACGAGACGGACATCGCATGATCGTCACGGATGAACGCCTGCCCGTGCTCGTGTGCGAGGTGTTCTCGGGGGGGCTCGGCATCGAGGCCGCGGATCGGGCCGAACGCCTCATCGCCAGCGCGCCGCGCCTGCTGCGCGAATTGCGCGCCGCCTATCGCGTGCTGGTGAACCTGCCAGGCCAGGACAGCCTACTCGCGGACATCGATGCCGCGATTGTCCAGGCGACCGGAGGGCAGCAATGAATGCCGCCCTGCGCATCGCGAGGGGTCTCATCGCCGCGTTCGGCGCCGCGCTGATCCTCGCCGCGTGTCTGCTTGGCTACTTCCTCGCGATTCCCTCGACCTCGACCCTCGGGCTGTTCTATGACCTCGTGATCTTCGCCGCCGCTGCGATCGTGGTCGGCGTCGGAATGCTGCTAATCTGGCTCGCGCGGCGCCGCCCCCCGAAGGGGGTGCAGCAATGAGCGCGGTCGCGAAGAAGGGCACGAAGGAAGCACCGATCCGCCGCTCGATCCCGGGCGCGCTCTCCGACAAGGAATGCCGCGCGGCCTACGTGCCGGAGGGCAAAACGGAGCTCACCCTGCACGATGGCGCCGGGCTCTACCTGCGCGTACGCTTGAGCGGCCTGAAAACCTGGTTCTACCTCTACGGCTCGGGCGAGGCCCGGCAGCGCGTGGCAGGCCCCGCGCCGTTCCCGGAGCTCACGCTCGCCGCGGCGCGCCTGTGGGCCGCAAAGCAGCGCGACATGGTGCGCACGAACGCGGCCGATCCTGCTCAGCAGGCCCACGAGCACCGCGTCGCGCTCGAGGCGGCGCGCACGCAGACGCTCGAGGCAATGATGCAGGCGGTCTGGGAGGACATGAAGGAGCGCGGCCAGCCGTCCTGGGCCAACACGCGATCCGTGTTCAACCATACCCCGGCCTGGGCGCGGCGCCTGCAGCCGATCCACGTGACGCGCGACCACGCCGAACGGCTGCTGCGCGAGGTACGCACGGCCACGCTCGGCACGAAGGTCGCCAAGCAGTACCAGGCCGCACTGTCGGCCGCCTACACGCGTGCGCAGCGTGCGCGCGCGGGCCTGAACGAGAAGCGCCTGAATCCGGCGCTCGCGGCCTATGCGGTGCGCGAGAACCCGTTTACCGAGCACGACCTCGGGATCGAAACGGGCGTGAGCAAGCGGCACCTCACGCGCGAGGAAGCGCAGGAATTCCACCGCCGCCTGCTGCTCGAGCCGCAGACCGATGAGCGCGACCTCCTGCTCATGGTGATGTACGTCGGTGGGCAGCGCGCGATCCAGATGGCGGGCGCGACCATCGCCGTCGACCCCGAGACCCAGGCGCCTTGCCTGCTGCTGCTCGATCGCAAGCAAAAGGGCGACGAGCCCCGCCCGCACGTGATGCCGCTGCAGGGGCCCGCGCTTGAGCTCCTGGCCTCGCGGGGCATGCTCAGCGAGGGCGATTCAATCTTCGGCGTCACCTACGAAGAGTCCTACGAGCTCTCGCGCGCCGCGGGCGTGCTGTGCGACAAGATCGTGCGGCAGTGGCGCCGCGAGCTCGCGCGCGCCGGACGGCCCGCGCTCTGCGCCTTCTCGAAAAAGGCGATTCGCTCGACCGCCTCGACCGCGATGGCCTCGGTGGGGATCGGTGAGCCGGTGGTGAACCTCGTGCTCTCGCACGGCCAGAAGTCGATCGACTGGAAGCACTACAACCGCTGGGAATTCCTCGACCAGAAACGCGAGGCGCTCGTCGCCTGGCAGCGCTGGTTGGCCGAGCCCGCCCCCACCCCCGTGCTGGCTGCCGAAGCCGGCCGTGTCATCCCCCTTCGTCGCAAAGCAGCATGAGCACCCGTCGCCCCCTCCATATGTCCTCCATCGTCACCCGCCAGATTCACTCCACCTCGAGCGGGGGGCTACGCGTGCGCGCGACTGCCTCCTCGGGCCAGTCCTTCACAAAGGGATGGGACTACGCCGAGGACCACGAAGGCATGCACCGCGCGATCGCCGAGGAGCTCGCCGCGCGCCTGAAGTGGTACGGCTCGTTCTGCGCCGCGCCCCTGGGCGACGGCTTCGTCTTCGTGCGCATCGAAGCGCATGCGGCCTTCACGGTTGCGCCGCCTGAAGGCACCGAGGCGGGCCGGCGCGCGGGGCTCCTGGTGCCCGAGCACCTGACGCGGCCCGAGGCTGCGGCGCTCCTGGGGCTGTCGCCCAAGACGCTCGAGGGCTGGGCCAAGGACAAGCGGCGCCGGCAGGGGCCGCCGTACTTCAAACTCGGGCGCGCCGTGCGCTACGCGCGCGAGGCGCTCGAGCAGTGGCAGGCCGAGCAGCAGCGAACGCGCACGGCCGGCGCCTGCTGAAAGAGCAGCTCGCGCAGCCGCCAACCGAAACAGGCCCGCTTCCGAGGGGCCGTTTTTTCGTCCCCTCCAGGTGTTGCCATAATGGCACCTTGCCCGGCCTCCCTGCGCGCTGATCCCGCTGCAGGCAGGCCGCTCGCCCTCGAAGGCGGCGCGGCCGGGCATCCCTTGCCGCCTAATGCTTCGAGGGTCTCTGGAGGTGCTCTCCATGCCCAAGGCTGCGTCCCCCGCCTCGGAGCTCCCGCCGCGCCTGCACGTGGACGGCGCGCGCCTCATCAAGCCCAACGGCCACGCGATCACGCTGCGCGGCATCAACCTCGGCTGCGTCGGCGAGGACGTGCCCGAAGACGCCGCGCAGATTGCCGCCACGGGCGCCAACTGCGTGCGCGTCGCCCTTCGCTGGTGGGGTCTGCACGGCGACCCGGCCGTCGACTCGCGCGACAACGACGGCTTCGCCTTCCTGCTGCGCCGCAACGTCGATGACTGGATCTCGAAGATCACGGCCTGCTCGGCGGAGGGCCTGTGGACGGTGCCGTTCATTGATTCCAACTGCGGCCAGGACGGGCTGCAGGACGCGAAGACGGTTGCCTACTGCGACCCCCACATGAGCTGGGGCGCGCTCGGGCGAAATTTCTTCACCGACCCGTCCATGCGGCGCGTCTTCGCCCAGGTCGTCTGGCCCGCGGCCGCGGCGCGGCTGCGCGCGATCGCGCGCGTGGCACTCCTCGAGCTGCAGCCCGAGTCCCGGCCACATGGCCTCGACGATGCGGCGGCCGCCGAGGTGGTGCGCGAGTTCTACACCGAAGTCATCGAAGGCATCCGTGCCGTCGATGCCGACACCCCCGTCCTCGTGGGCCCGCGCAACGGCTATGACGTGCGCCTGTGCGCCGAGGCCTACCTCGAGGGCACGCCCAACGTTGTCTACACGGGAAACCTCCTTAACCAATGGGTGGTCAATCCGGACAAGTTCCAGCAAGGGCTCGACGCGCTGGTCGAGATGCGCGACGAGCTGAACGTGCCCGTCTTCGTGCAACAGCTCGGCCGGCACACGGGCGAGGATCGCGACCTCGCGCACATGCGCGCGGCGTGGGCTGCACTGAATGCAGCCGGGATTGGCGCGACCTGGTGGCAGTGGAAGCAAAACGGCAGCTCGCCGGACGACTACGGCCTGAACTACAAGGTCGGCGCCACCTGGGCGCGCAAGGCCGATGAGGTCGCCGCGCTCGCCGAGGCATTCAGCGCTTGAAGCGCTCGAGGAGCGCGGCCGCGCTTGCCGGGGCCGTAGCACTGGCCGCGCACCCGACGGCGCAAGTAGTCGCTCCGGGTGACTCCAGAGCGACGACCCACACGGTGCAGCCGCCGGACAATGCCCCGATGATTCCTGCCGCTGCGGCGGCGAGCTTCACGGCCGCGCGCCGCCCCTGCCTCATGACAGCGGCGCGGGCGGCTCGGGCGGCTGCGCGCCGTTGCCATTGCTCGGCCTGGCGCCGCCGCGCCGGGGCGGCGACTTGCGCGGCCGCGCAACGACGTTGTTCTTTGGCCTGTCGGGTGGTGCTGGGGAGGCGGCCGCGAGGCGCTCCTGGTGCGCGCGCTGCCCCTCGATTTCCATGAGGAGCGGCGCGACCTCGTCGTAAGGGCGCGTGCCGAGCACCTGGCGCACGTAGGCCAGGCCCGCGGCGGCGAATCGGATGGTGTAGGCGTCGAGCATGTTTCAATTCCCCTTTGCGCTGATAGCCGCCTCGATCGCCGACAGGCGCTCGTCGAGGCCGCGGGCCATGAGCAGCAGCAGCTCGTCGGAGCGGAACCCGTAGCGGTCGCCCGCCGGGTGAATCACCTCGCCGTCGGCGTCGAGCTCGTCGTCCCATTGGTCAAAGCACACGAGCCCATAGCGCATCGCGTCAAGCCCTTGCGCCTCCATGATTTCGATCGCGCGCTGCACCGTCAGCCCGGTATGCACGCGCGCGTCGTCGCCCTTGTCTTCGAGCATCGCCAGGTACTGGAAGGTGCCCACCTCACGCGCGAGCGCTTTCGCGGTGGCGAGCTCGGCGGCGGTGAGCGGCTCGACGGGCGTCTTCTCGCGCGCGTCGGAGGTATTGATCGTTCCCGTCGCGGCATAGACCGTCGACCATCGCGCCGTTGGGTTTCCGAGCATGCGCGTGGTATCCGCGCCGGGATAAAAGCCGCTGTTGTTGGCACTGACACATTGGGTGCCGGAGCCGTAGTCGTAGACGATCCAGTAGTTCGCACCCACGGCGATGCCGGTGCCCGACCCATAATCGCCGACCGTAGTCTTCGAGCGAAACGCGGCGTCGCTCGTGATGCTCGTTTCTGTCATCACAGTACAGGTCGCGCTTGCCGTCTTGGCGTGGATCCGGTTTTGTGGTGTCGGGTTTCCGACGCCGAGATTGCCCCCACCGTCCACGCGCAGGCGTTCGGTCCAGGTGTTGCCCGTGTAATTGAAGAGCTGAAAAATGTTGGCGTACTGCTGCAGCAGCACGCTCGTGCCGCTGGTTGAATTGACCAGTTGCAGGCAGGCACCTGCGGCCGCACCCGCGACATTGTCCGGGCCCGACTTCTGGATCGCCACGTCCGGCCCGTTGAAGCCCGTCGTGCCGCCGGTCACCAGCAGGCCGTTGCCGCTCTTGTTGCCCACGGTCAGGGGCGTATTCGCGATGGGCGCCGTGCCCACGCCCACGATGCCGGCCTGCTGCGTGATCGTCGTGACCCCGCCGACGGTCGAGGTGATCGAGGCGCCGGGCGTGGTCAACGCCATGCCCGTGGCGTCCGCCGACACCGTGCCGCGGCGCGTGCCGCCCGCCGTGAGCCCGATCGCGGCGGAGGAAGCGCCGCCAACCTCGACGAGCGCCTGGCCGGCGGGCGCGGCCGTGGGCGCGGTCAGGCCCAAGAGCAGCTTCGGGTCGGCCGCGGCCATGAGGCGCACCTTCTCGGCGCCGCCCGAGGACAGCACGAGGTCGCTTGTCGCCGAGCGCGAGAGGCCGAGCCCCGCGTCATTGACGAAGGCGAGCGCCGGCAGCGCCGCTGTGCCGTCAGCCAGGCGCGGCATCGTCTGCATGCCCGAGCCTACGAGCGCCCAATTCGTGCCGTTGAATACGAGCTCCTGCGAGGGGGCGACGTTCGTGCCGGCCGTGAGCCCCCATGAGGCGTGGGCGGCGCCGGTGCCCGTGTTGATGTAGTAGTCCCCGGGCGCGAAGACGCCGGCCGGCACCGCCACGGTGCCGTCGGCCGTGCCGCGATAGGCCGCGGCACCCACGGCGCCCACTGCCGAGACGTAGGGGAGTTGCGAGAACTTGAGCGTTCCGTTGCCCGCTTTCATGCGGATCTGGTTCGCGCTCGTGCGCTCGAGCACGAGCTCGCCGTCGCCGAGCACGAGGTCGGCGGCGCCCCAGTTCGCGGTGGTGCCCACGAGCAGCCGCGTGCGTGCGAGGGTGTCGGCCATGGTGCTAGCCCCCTTCCTTTTCAAATGACGAGCACGGGCGCGAAGATCGTGCCCGGGTTGATGTAGTCCGGCGAGGGCGAGCCGGGGCTGCCGCCGATCACCCAGGTCGCGCTCGGCGCTGCGGGCGTGCCCCCGATCACCCAGCCTCCGGCGAGCGCGAGGATGTCGCTCGAGGTCGGCAGGTATTCGGCCGTCACGCTCGCCTTCCAGACCCACAGGCCGCGCGCCGCGACGAGCTCGGCGGCCAGATCGCTCGCGAAGCGCACCGGCACGTCGGCCGTGTGCGCACCCTTCGCTGCTGCAACGAGGCCGGGCAGTTTCAGCGTGAAGAAGTTGTCGAAGGCGTTCGCGTTCACCCAGGACAACCAGGTCGCCCACAGCGCCTGCTCGACCATGAAGACGAGGGAAACCTGATGCGGCAGGTTGCGGAACATGCGCCGCTGCCGGCTGTTGCCCGCCTCGAAGGGGGTGCGCACGATGCCCGAGGAAATCGCGGCCGAGTGCCCCTCGATGCGCGAGGCGCAGGGGAAGGAAAGCGGATAGGCGACAGTCACGGCGCGAGCTCCTCGACTTCCTCGACCTCTTCGGGGACAGGCCCGCGCGTGTAGTCGGCCATGCCCGCGTAGATCGCCGGATCATAGTTCCGGGCCTCGACGGTGACCGTCGCGCCGTTCGGGGTGATCTTGACCACCGTCCAGTCGGTGACCTCGTTGTTCTGCACCCCGAACGACAGGATCGTGGGCTCGGCGCCCTGGCCGCGCGCGACGATCGAGAACGGAGGCGGGCTCGCGAGGTAGATCTCGTTGTCGGCCTGGCCGCGCGTGATGTCGTCCTTGTAGGTCGGCACCCCGGTCTGGTCGCGCAGCTGGATCGCCCACGGGCCGCCCGCTGACCAGTCGAGCGCGCGATCGAGCACGAGGTACGGGCCGCGGATCGAATCGACGCGCGCCGACTGCGCCCACTTGACCATGCCCGCGGCGATGCCGATGCGGTCGCCCGGCAGACAGCTCAAGCCCTCGAGCTCCGTCTCGAAGGTCGCGCTCGTGCGTTGCTTGGCGCGCTTGTTCTGCGCGAGTTGCGCGGTCGCCGTGGCCACGGTCACGTCGGTGCAGCCGAACAAGTCCACGGAGGTGTAGTCGGGCGCGCCGGCCGGGTTGACGACGGAGGCTTCCGAGAACGTGCGCGGGTCGCGATAGGTCACCCGCACGCCCGCGGGAGTG